ACCGTTGGGTTCGTCAATTAAACGAGTTCCTCGCAGATGTTTCCATCCGAAAGTGGTAGTAAAGACTCTAAGGGGTTTCCAGCAACAAGGTGTTTCGCCAAAAGTTGTTTTTTTAAGTTATATATGAATTCGGTGGCCATATTCTTACTTTCTTCTAAAGTTATATGAACCCCACCAAAATCAGTTTTTATTTTATTAATATAGACATACCAACCATACTGAATATTATACCGATTCAAAGGCTTTATCATATCATCTACATTATCTTTGAATGAAGACAACTGAATATCCTTGAAACGATTATATTTTGTATCTCTGTAATGATTAACTAACCCATCGGACACTCTTTTTCTACTTTCATCTGAATGTGTAAAATCTGATTGTCCTCCAATTTTTAGGTTATAACCATACGGAAATATACTTTTGTTTGAAATTATGTGATATTTCTCTCTTTCGTTGACATTTTCAACATCACAATATTCTAAAATAACTATCGTAAAATCGTCCTTACCGTATTTACGAATAGCATTATTCAAATAATGTGATTGATGTTTTTTGGTTGAAAATGCTTCCGATATATGAGTTTTAAACCGCCCAATATGACCGTATGGTCTATATTTGTTATGGTTCAATATGTGAGATACGGCTTGGCCTACATAAACCTTATCTGTGGTTTTGTTTTGTATCTTGTAAATCTCACAATATCTTTTTGATGAATCACATAAAATTTCATTTGACAAATGTATGTTTGGATGGTAGCAGGTCATTATTAATATAATATATATAACTAACTTTAACAACTTTTGACTAGGAGGTAACACGCTTTTCACGCCTCCTGTTTCCGACAGAGATGTTTATCGAAATCCGCATTATAAGGTTTCGTACAACCAACGTTCATACGAAATGTATCACCCTGATACATAACCCGCGCAATGTGACACATCATACTCATCCTATGAAGCGTCGGTTGACGGTTGAAGAGGATGGCATCGCCGTCCATCATATGACGGTGAACGATGTCGCCATTATTCAGTGTAATGTTTGCGCGGTCAGCATAACGAAGCGAAATGGATTCGCCCGTCTTCCTCTCCAGGATTTTCGCGCCAGGATACTCATCCGGACCCGCGCGAACCAACCGAATCAGGAATTTCTTATTCCGGTCATTGACAACAACTGGCTTCGTAATATTCTTCGCGATTTTCAACGGAATGCCGAGTTCGCGAATGGAGAGGTTTGGGTCGGGTGTAATAACTGAACGCGCCGAAAAATCAACACGTTTTCCCATCAGGTTCCCGCGGACGCGCCCAGTCTTCCCGTTCAGACGTTCTTGGATGGATTTCAGGGGACGACCGGACCTCTGTGCGACCGGAGCGCAACCAGGAATATTGTTGTTGACTTGTGTAGCGACATAATACTGAAGCATCATATGCCATCCGTCAATCACGTTAGCCGGCGCATTTTCGTTGATTTTGTCAAGTAGTGTCGTATTTGCCTTGAGAATATTGACAATGATGTGCGTTATATCGTCTTCGCTGCGCTGAGACCCGTCCATTTTCACCGACGGCCTGACTGCGGGAGGCGGAATCGCGAGAACCTGACAAACCATCCAGTCAGGTCGCGAGAAGACCGGACTAAATCCCATAAACTCTACATCTTCATCACTGATTCTTCGGAAGATTTTAATCACGATTTCGGGTGTGAGTTTCATAGAAAGCGACCCGTCCTTGTCTGTCTCGGCCGCACTTCCGGCGATGCTGGTGGCGGCGGTCTCTTCTAAAATTCCCTTAACATTGTCCCATTCCGCGTAAATTTTACCGAGGCCGGCCTTCATTGTTATACGAGTTGGCTGAAGGCACCCACAACCCGTCTCCGTGTCCTCACCACACCGCTTAATCTTGCTGGCAATTCGGAATACGTGGGTCCATCTCTCATCGGCGGGCAATGAAAGTAGCTGTTTATTCGCGGATTTGCTAATACGAACCGCACTGCACTTGATACAAACACAGCGAAGAATCTTGATAATCGTTCCTAGATATTGATAGTAGAATACAGGTCTCGCCAGTTTGATATGCCCGAAGTATCCGGGGCATTTCATATAATCCAGTCCGTCTGTGGGGCAGATGACTCCGGGGTCGATCGGCCCCATCCTTGGGTCAAATAGACCACCAATCACCGGCTTGTTATTTACATATGTTTCACGATTGGTTATTTCGGCGACAGAGCCCTTCAATATTTCTTCGGGTGACATAATACTAAATTGAATGCCTATGATTTTAGAAACTGGAGTTGTCATTTTGAAACCTTTCGTGGTCGGTCTTCTTATATACCTACTATAATATTTAGATTGTTTTCAATTTTGTAGGAATATGTTATTTTGAAATGATAATGGGGGCGGGGCGGGGCAGGGAATGATGGAACGACGATGAATCCAAAAAAAATTGAAATGACTTTTTTGGATTGGATCTATATCAGTGTCCGATACATATCAACAACGATGTCGCCATTTATCATCAAGAAGAAGAGCAACCACAAGCGCAAGTTCGGTGGCGGTAAGCCGACGTATAAGAAGACCCGAGATGACGACGACGTTCCCGTATTACGTTCAGATTCGGAATCCGACACGGATAATTCTTCCGTATCGTCGTCAGATGCGTCGTCTGCGTCCGCACCGAATAATAAACGAAGGAAGACTGCCGCTGCGAATATGGTCGTTGGAAAAATAGCAGAAGCGTTGGCTTCGTCTGTTATTGCCGCGGCAATTGCCAAAGGAAAAGGAAAAGGAAAAGGAAAAGGAAAAGGAGGTAAGACGAATATCATCAGCATCATTGGCCGCGCCCGAAAGTTGCGTCGGGAAGAAGAAGAAACCGACGATGATGAGGAGGAGGACGAAGACCTCAGCGACGAAGAGAACGACCGCGACGACGAAGACGAGGACCTGAGTGACAGCGAAGGCGAAGCCGATGAAGACGGCGACAGCGATGACGAAGACGAAGACGAAGACGACAGCGACAGCGACAGCGATGACGACGAAGACGAAGACGAAGACGACGAAGACGAATACGACGAATATGACGACGATGACGATGACGACAGTGAAGCCGAAATCGCGCGTCATAAGAAACAACAAAAGAAAATGGAGCAACAATGTGAAAAAAACAAGAAGAAGCTTGAGGATGTCAAAGAAACCATTCGGTCGTTGTCTGAAACAATGGCTGCCAGCTCTACCCTCGCGAACAACAAGTTCATGAAGAAACAGCTTGCTGATATGAAACAAACACAACGCGAAATTGAATACACGCTCCGCGCCGATGAAAAGAAGCGCGACAAGCTAAATGTCAGTGAGTTCAGGACACTCTTGCGAAAGAAGAATTCCACGAACGACCTGCGCTACTTTCGTCGCCATATGACGTCCGCGGAACAACAGAAGGTCATCGCCGACCTGAAAGAGATCCACGCAGTCAGTATCATTCAAAAGCCTTACCGACTTTCCCTTCTGGAGACCAACATTCCTATCGCGTTCAAGGCCATCGCGATGCGAAAAATCAACTCGCTTCGTCATATGGAGCCAGGATGCGGTGAGTATTACAAGGTGAAGAATTGGGTGGATACCTTTATGAAGATTCCATTCAACAAGACAAGGAACCTGCCTCTCACCATTGCTGACGGACTGGCGCGTTGTAGCGAGTTTATGGAGGCATCCAAAACCACGCTTGACACTGCCGTCTACGGTCTCAATGATGCCAAGCTCCAGATTATGCAAATGGTCGGTCAATGGATTTCCAACCCATCCGCGATGGGAACTGCGATCGCGATCAAGGGTCCGATGGGAACTGGAAAGACCTCGCTTGTGAAGGAGGGTATCAGCAAAATCCTCGGTCGCGATTTCGCGTTTATTGCGCTCGGCGGTGCGACCGACAGCAGTTTCTTGGAAGGTCATTCGTATACGTATGAGGGAAGCACCTGGGGCAAAATCGTGGAAATCATCATCCAGTGCGGCTCAACGAACCCCGTCATCTACTTTGACGAACTTGACAAAATCAGCGACACTGCGAAGGGAGAAGAAATCGTCGGCATTCTCACCCATCTCACGGACACCAGCCAAAACACGCAGTTTCACGACCGCTACTTTGCGGAGATTGACTTTGACTTGAGCAAGTGTCTCTTCATCTTCAGTTACAATGACGAAAGCAAGGTCAATCCAATCCTGCTTGACAGGATGTATCGTATCAACACAACTGGATACAACAAGAAAGACAAGACGCAAATCGCGCAGAAGTATCTCATTCCCAAGATTTGCGATGAGGTCGGGTTTCGTCAAGGGGATATCGTCATACCAGATTCGGTGATTGAACACATTGTGGAGAATTATACAGAGAAGGAGGAGGGTGTCCGCAACCTGAAGCGCTGCTTGGAGGTCGTTCATCGCAAGTTGAACTTGTATCGCCTCATCAAGCCCGACACCCCCCTATTTGAGAAGGAAATGTCCCTGAAGGTCGCGTTCCCGTTCTCGGTTACAAGTGAAGTCGTGGATAAGTTGGTGAAGCAGGCCAATGATGACAAGCGGGCGAATTTGAGTTTGTATTTGTAAGTATCAAAATAATAATATATATCATCTGCCGGCGCGCCGTTAAGAATACACGCAGTATTCCTATTTTTTTACGATGATTGTAAAAAAAATACTTACCTTCGCTTACCTATTGTCGTCATCGTGTCCTCGTGTCCTCGTGTCCTCCGTTCGCGTCCCTTACTCCTCCTCTTCTTCTTCACTCATCAAATCTTCTGGACGAACGCCGGCAGCGTAGAGTTGTTGAAGCCACGGCGACGGCGACGGCGACGACGGCGTGATCTCCTCTTCCTCCGCCGGCTCTTCTTCTTCCATTGCGACGACATCACCATTCTCGCAGCCGCCATTTCTTCGTTCTGTTTCAAATGAACGAATCACGCGTTCATTGAGAATTTCTTTCGCGAGCTTGCTTTCCGCCAAGTAGTAGGTGTCCACGACGCATCCGTTTGGGTTTTCACAAGACCAACTGTCATCGCGCACCGTGATGACAACGGCTGAAATGTTGACATGCTGTAATGGCGAGTGAGGTCCGTGCGATTTGTTGTAGTAGTGGCGATGAAGTGATGGCCTGAACGATGCGCTGATTTCAGGGCATTCGTCGTCGCGTGGAGGAGCCTCCCGCGCCGATACGGTGTATTTGCCGTGATCCATCGGGTCTTTCTGTGTTTCAAACCACCACGCCCTGGCACAGAACTCAATGAGTTCAATGTCTTCGTATTTCCGCACCATTGCGCGAGTTTTTTCGCCGCGGTTGATGATTTGTTGGATGACAGTTTCCGCCGCTTCTTGGTAGGCGAGAATGCATTTCCTCATCTGGCGCATGTTGAAGATTGCTTGTTCACGGAGGTTTTTTGCCACAGTCTTGTGGTTCTGTTTGAATTGAACAATCAACCCTCTCATCTCACCAGCGATCGGATGTTCTGCGTCGGGAACGACTTGTAGCAGGGCGATTGTCGCAGCATTTGCGCTGGACGTGCGCCGAATGATTCCGCGGAGCTGTTTGGCGGTGGTCTTTTTTTGCTGTTTGTTGTTGACAAGCATTTTTCGCAGTGCTTCAAGGTTCGCGAGGCATTTGTCAGCATCATCTTTCGCGGCGACCACTGGTGAAGGGTGGCAACGGCTGATGTTGTGGACGAATGTTCTCTGCTCGATGGCGCACATTTCCGCTTTGAATTTGATGTTTCCGTCTTGGATGGATGAAACGTCCACGATTGCGCTGGGAACGCGCAAATCTGCTTGAAACCTTTCGGTGATGCTTTTGAGCGACTCGGATGCGGCAGCCGTGTATTTCTTGAGGTCCTTTGCTCCTTTGAGTTTGATGATGGCCTGGGTGGTGAACGTATTGTCGGCAGTGGTGGTAGTTCCGTAGTATTGTTGCATTGTTTCGTTGTCTGGTTGTCTGGTTGACTGTTATCTTGATGTTATCGTGAAAAGCATTTCAATTTTTTTCAGATTGTGTGTGTTTTACGCGATCTGAAAAAAAGTAGTAAACCCGAGGTGGTTTACACCCCTGAGTCGGATGTACGGTTTCCACCGCGAGTATTCAAGTAGTTAATTTGTTCGG